GGAAGAACGGTTCATGGGTAAGACCGTAGTGCTTTGGTGCGGGTATGGTCTTGGTGCTACTAAGTTCCGAGCATCGCTAGCGTTGCAGGGAGTCAATCTTACTCAAAAAGAATCGGAAGATATCATCAGTTCGTACCGTGAGAAGTACCCTAAGATCGTAGATCTGTGGAAACAGGCTAAGGTCATGATAGAGGAGCTTGTCAAAGCGGAGTCATTTCAGATAGGACGTAAGGGAGTCCTAACAGTAGATTGGCAGGAGCAAGGTATCCTGTTGCCTAGCGGTCTGTACCTGCGTTACCCAAACCTACGTAAGCAGAACGTCGAGGGTGGCAAGACTGAGTATCAGTACAAAAGCCGATACGGATGGAACAGAATTTATGGCGGGAAGGCGGTAGAAAACATATGTCAGGCTGTCGCTAGGTGTATCATAGGAGAACAGATGATCCTCATTGCCAAGCGGTATGAGGTGGTTCTGACGGTGCATGACGCTATCGCTTGCATCGTAAAAGAAGAGGAGGCTGACGAGGCTCAGGCATATGTAGAACAGTGCATGCGTTGGGTTCCTGCGTGGGCTGAGGGTTTACCTGTTAATTGCGAAGCAGGATATGGGAGGAGCTATGGAGAATGTTAACGTGCTGGAAGCGGCACAGGACATCATTTACGGGGACCGTGAGAAGACTTACGGCAAACCCAGTAAGAACTTGGACTGTATTGCTGACCTGTGGAATACGTACCTAATGAGTAAGTTTGATGGGGATCTTCCGAAACTACTCACTAACAAGGATGTTGCGGTGATGATGGTGCTGTTGAAGACCTCTCGGCTTGCCAATGATATTGGGCACCGAGATAGCCTGATTGACATCTGTGGTTACGCCGCTCTTGTGGAGCGTTGCGACGAATGAGTAGATCCCCGTCATGGTCGTTTTCTTCAATCAAGCAGTTCGACAATTGTCCTAAGCAGTACTACCACCTGAAGGTGCTCAAGGAGTACCCGATGGAGGAGACGGAAGCTATCCTGTATGGGAACCGCTTCCACAAGGCAGCTGAAGAATACCTCCGTGACGGGACCGATTTACCCAAGGAGTTTGAGCCGTATCGTGCGGCACTGGATAAGATCGTTGAGAAGTACCCCGGTGAGATTCATTGCGAGTTGAAGTTCGCACTGGATGAGAACTTGGAACCGTGCTCGTTTAAGTCCAAGGAGGCATGGTGGCGAGGGATCGCCGACTTATTGATTATCAACGGAGACAGGGCATTCTGCGTTGACTACAAGACCGGATCGGCCAAGTATGCAGATCAAGGTCAGCTTGAGTTGATGGCCCTTGCAGTGTTCAAACACTACCCCCAAGTCAAAGAAGTAAAGGCGGGGTTGTTCTTCGTAGTAGGGCGTAGCTTCCCGAAGGTGAAGTACAAGTTTGAACAGCAGGACATGCTGTGGATCAAGTGGTTTAAGAGTTATGGGCAGTTACGTACCGCCCATGAAACCGGGGTGTTTAACCCCAGACCTAGTGGGTTGTGTAAGAAGCACTGCCCTGTGTTGGAGTGCGTACACAATTGGAGAAACTGATGCCTAGGGGCTACGCTAATAACCCTAAGAAAATTTCTTGTGTTGAATGCGGAACAGAATTTACGCAGGCCCATTGGTCGCATAAATATTGCTCTAAGGATTGTAAGCGTAAGACCGCACGTAAACCGGGCGGAGCCGAAACAGTTGAAAGACAGTACGCGCTGATAAGTGGTAATTGGGAAAAATACTTTGGTAGGTTGTGTACTAAGGCCTTCAGGAGAGAATTACTTTCTAAACAAGACTGTTTAGATATTCTTATCGCACAGAACCATCTATGTGCTTTGACCGGAGTACCTCTCACTTGTTTACTCGAAAAAGGTGTAGTGTGCAGGACCAACGCTAGCATAGACAGAATAGACCCCAAGGGGCCGTATACTAAAGACAATGTGCAAATAGTATGTGTAGCGGTGAATAAGCTCAGAGTAGATATGAGCGTAGAAGAATTTAAACTTTGGTGTAAGCGAGTGGTGGATTACGATGCCGTATAAAAATAAAGCCGATAGGCCTTATAAACACGAATACCAAATGCAGAAAAAGCGTGAAGAGCTACCCCGGCGCATGGAGCGACAGAAGCTGCGCCGTAAGTTCGACAGGACCCATGCAGATGGCAACGGTAACGGCACCGCCGATGCACGTGAAGGTAAAGACCTAGCGCACAAGAAAGCGCTGGATAAGGGTGGCTCTAACAAGAACGGTTACTCCGTACAGAGCCCGAGCAAGAACAGATCATTCAAGAGAGATGGTAAGAGCAACCTGATCTCTGAAACGAGTAAGCGCGAACGTAAGCGCAAATAGTCCTATGTGGGGAAAAGGTTAGCCGTTAGGTATGAGTGGGCTAGCCGGGTAGTTTGTGGCCTAAGAGAAACCGTACCAGCTGACACCGCGCTCTCCGATGTTTGCATCAGCGGGGAATCAGTACGGAAGTACGAGGTAGATAGGGAATAGGGCCTGTTTACCTCGCTTTCGTTCGTCTATAAGAAAGGAGAACACTATGCAAGTTATTGATAATAAAGCATTACTATTAAACGTACGTAACCCCGGACGGATCACAACCGTCATCCCAAAAAGTAAAGATCTAGGCAATGGCAAGGTGCTGGTTAACTGGAGTCTAGAGGAAGCACAGGTACTCAAGAACCTTAAGATTAAGAACGTACCTTCACCCATCATAGGTAAGTACAACTGGCCCGGACGTTACGCACCGTTTGAGCACCAGAAGAATACGGCCTCGTTCCTCACACTGCATAAGAGAGCGTTCTGCCTCAACGAGCAGGGTACTGGCAAGACCGGATCAGCTATCTGGGCAGCTGACTACCTTATGAATATAGGCAAGATTAAGAGGGCGCTGATTATCTGTCCCTTGTCGATTATGGATGCCGCATGGCGCTCTGACTTGTTCAAGTTCGCTATGCACAGGACGGTAGACATCGCCCACTCAAGTGGGGTCCGAGCCAAGGAGAAACGCCAGCAGATCATCAACTCCGATGCCGAGTTCGTCATCATCAACTATGACGGCGTGGACATCGTCAAGGACGACATCAAGAAGGCGGGGTTCGACCTGATTATCGTGGACGAGGCTAACGCATACAAGAACAGTCAGACGACGAGGTGGAAGACCCTCAACAGTATTCTGACTCCTGACACATGGCTCTGGATGATGACAGGCACACCTGCCGCTCAGTCACCTCTGGACGCCTACGGCCTAGCTAAGCTGGTTAATCCTAAGAACGTACCGCAGTTCTTCACTACGTTCAAAGACATGGTGATGTACAAGGTCACCACGTTCAAATGGGTCACCAGACAAAATGCTGAGAAGATCGTATTCCAAGCACTCCAACCCGCCATCCGGTACACGAAGGAAGAGTGCCTCGATCTACCTGAGATCACGTATACGACTAGACACGTAGAGCTCACGCCCCAGCAGAAGAAGTACTATGACCTGCTACGTAAGAAGCTGGTTGTGCAGACAGCAGGTGAGCAAGTCACGGCAGTCAACGCTGCGGTAGGTATGAACAAGCTCCTGCAAATATCTTGCGGTGCCGTTTATTCCGATAGTGGTGAGACTTTAGAGTTCGATATTAAGAATCGTTATAAAGTCCTGACCGAAGTCATCGAGGAGAGCAACCACAAGATACTCATCTTCGTACCGTTCAAGCACACCATCGACCTGCTACACCAAAAGCTGACAGAGGATAAGCACACTTGCGAAATCATCAGAGGCTCTGTAAGTGCCGGTGCTCGTGCGGATATATTCAAGCGATTCCAATCTCAGCCTGACCCGCGTATCCTGCTCATCCAGCCTCAAGCGGCAGCTCACGGAGTGACGCTGACCGAAGCTGATACGATCGTATGGTGGGGGCCAACTTCCAGTCTTGATATCTACGCACAGGCTAACGCCCGAGCGCACCGTGCCGGGCTACGCCATCCTGTCACTGTGGTGAACCTTCAGGGTTCAAATGCTGAGAAACACATCTACTCAATGCTAAACAATCGTATTAACGAAAACGGAAAATTAGTCGAGCTTTACAAGAATTTACTTGACTAAGATACGATTTGATAGGTAGCATTGACTCATCGGCGTTAGACCGAGTACGACTAGGAGAACATCATGTCAGAACCATCATTGGAAACACTCATCCGTGTGTTCAACCGGATGCGTGATAAACGCGACCAGTTTGAGGCAGAAGTAAAGAACCTCGAAAAAAAGATGCAGACCGTGAAAGCCGCCATCAACGATGCGATGCGGGAGTCCGATCTTGAGAGTGTAAAGACCGCTGCTGGCTTAGCCTACCGAACTGTTAAGACTACCTACTCAGTAGCTGACTGGACTTTGATGCACGGGTTCGTGCTTGAGCATCAGATGCCGGAACTGCTGGAGAAGCGTCTGCATCAGGGCAACGTAAAGAAATATCTTGAAGAGCACCCGGATGATGCTCTTCCGGGGCTTAACTCATCTATGGAGTATTCCATAACTATCAAGCGAGGCAAGAATGACTAGTGAGCCATATGTTGGCATCGAGGAGCTAGCTAAGCACTTCTCGGTGTCGGTCTCAACCGTAAGGAAATGGTTGAGGAAGGATATGATTCCAGCGCTCAAACTGGACGGTGTGTTCAGGTTTAAGCGTAGTGAGGTGGAAGAAGCTCTCCGTAAGTTTGTGGCGGAGAACGATAGCGTCAAGGAAGACGGTACACAAGCAGACATTAGTTTTGACCCTAACGAAGACTTCTAGGAGAACAAAATGGGTGATGTAGTTTTATTCAAAGGCGGTCTACCATCGTTCATTAAACGTGGCGTAGATGACATGACTCGTGCTCTGGCTGGCGGTGGCCTTGGCATGCGTCGTATTAGTATCAAAGGCGGCGCGTTCCGTGAGATCGTAGGCGGTAAGGAATACCGTGTATCCGAAGAGCGGTCTCTTAACGTCTTTATCGTTAAGTCAGCCGAACATATCTCTCGTACCTACTACAAAGGCACTTATTCAGATGGTGAGGCGGTCCCTCCATCATGCTGGTCAACCGATGGTGTGCGTCCTGACGCAGATGTGAAAAATAAGCAGTCGAACACCTGTCAGAAGTGCCCCATGAACATCAAGGGATCAGCACAGAATGACAGCAAGGCCTGCCGGTACAGCCAACGTCTGGCGGTAGTCCTTGAAGGTGAGCTTGAGAAGGAAGAGGTATACCAGCTTACGGTACCGGCTACTTCTATCTTTGGAGACGGCGAAGGTGCCAACAAGATGCCGCTTCAGGCTTACGCCAAGTGGCTTGTTAAGGAAGGTATCCCTGCATGTGCAGTAGTTACCGAACTCCGGTTTGACATCAAGAGCCCTGTTCCTAAGCTGTTCTTCCGTCCAATTCGTGAAGTAAACGAAGAGGAGTACGAGATCATTGAGCGTCTCATGGAGTCAGAAGAAGCTGCCCGTGCAGTATCTATGGCCGTATCTCAGGCGGATAATGTACCTGCTGAAGAGGAAGAAGATGAAACTCCGACACCGGCACCTAAGGCTGAACCTAAGAAGGCCGCACCGAAACCCCCTCCTGTAGAGGAGGACGAGGAAGAAGAGGAAGAGGCACCTGTAGAGGAACCTAAGAAAGCCGCACCGAAGAAGACTGCCGCTGCACCTGCTGAGTCCAAGTTAGAGGACTTGGTAGATGAGTGGGATGACGACTGATTAGCAGTCCGGGGGTGGGGTAGGCTCACCCCCTTTACTTCTTCAAGGTGGGTATGGACAACTTAGACTTTTTACCAAAAGTTCTAGGAGATGAAGGCTACTACTGCATAGTCGGACTAAAAAAGGGCTCTGATAAACCTGTTCAGAAGTTCTATTCAAAACTCGAAGATGCCATCAAGGTAGCAGAAGAACTGTGCGACAACGGATATGACTCGTACTACGCACTAGCAACTTTTGAAAACGCCAAGTCCCGCAGAACAAATAACGTACACCAGCTACGTTCCCTTTATATAGACCTCGATTGTGGCACAGGCAAACCTTATGAAACCCAAGAGTTAGCGATCAAAGACCTTAAGCGATTCTGCAAAGAGTCGGGTATGCCAAAACCTTTCCTTGTTAATTCAGGGGGAGGCGTACACGCATACTGGCCGCTAGATAACCCTGTCTCAAGAGACGAGTGGCTACCTCTGGCAGAGCAGCTTAAGAGCGTTTGTGATGACTACAATCTGTATGCAGATCCAGTTGTAACGGCTGATAGCGCCCGTATTCTCCGGGTGCCGGGGACCAACAACTACAAAGAAGACGCTCCCCGTGCGGTCAAAATTTTCTATGCCGGGGCTGTACCCGGTTCTGTAGATACGTACAAGTCCGTACTTGGGGAACCTATCAAGCTCAAAAGATCGTATGCGCCACGAGGTGAGCTCGATCCTATTACGAAAGCACTGCTAGGTAACCGCCAGAACTTCTTCAAAAACATCATGCTCAAGACCCTGAAGGGCGAAGGGTGTGAGCAGATCAGGTACATCATGGAGCACCAAGCGACCATGAGCGAACCTATGTGGCGTGCTGGATTATCAATCGCCAAGTACTGCGAAGACGTAGACAAGGCAGTCGAACGTATCTCTAAAGGGCACCCGGACTACAACCCGAACACGATGTACCGGAAGGTAGAGAACATTAAGAAGGGGCCGTACACGTGCGAGAAGATCGACTCATTTAATCCGGGGGTATGTAGCAACTGCCCTCATTGGGGTGAGATTAAGTCCCCCATCGTGCTTGGCAAAGAGATCATAGAGGCAACGGACGAAGACAATATTGTCGAGGACGTACCAGCAGATGTGGACCAAGGGCACACGCAGACTTACATCATCCCGAAGTTTCCGGCACCGTATTTCAGAGGAAAGACCGGGGGAGTCTACAAGCGGATAGTAAAACAAGATGACGAGATTGAAGTCCTGATTTACCACAACGACATATACGTGGTGCGTAGGCTGGACGATCCAGAGTTAGGGGAAAGCATAGTAATAAGACTACATCTACCCAAGGACGGGGTAAGAGAGTTCACGATGCCGCTTACAGCCGTGTCGTCTAAGGATGAATTCAGAAAATACGTAGCGGCTCGTGGTGTAGCCATGGTTAAGACAGACGAGCTGTCTGCTTACATATTAGCGTGGGTGAACAGTATGCAATACGACGACAAAGTGAACACTGCCCACCGGCAGTTTGGATGGGTGGACGATACCCATACCTCCTTTATTCTGGGGGATAAGGAGATCGGTGCAGAACGAGTTGACTTCAATCCACCGACAGCCGTGACCAATCACCTCTTCAAAGCATTTAAACCGAAAGGTTCGTTGGAGACATGGAAGAAGACGATGGAGTTCTACAACCAACCCGGCATGGAGGTGCATCAATTCATTATCGGGTTGTCATTCGGATCAATCTTTACAGACTTCACAGCCATCAACGCAGCTCTCCTGCACGTATTCAGCCCGGACTCAGGTATCGGTAAGACCACAGCACTCAACGCAGGTGCAAGTATCTGGGGAGACCCATCCAAGCTGGTCCTCAAAGAATCCGATACGGCGTACTCTAAGATGAACCGTGCGGAGCTTTACAACAATCTGTTCCTACCTCTTGATGAGCTGACTAATTCCAGCGCCAAAGACATCAGCGACTTCATCTATCCATTCACATCAGGCATGCAGCGAAACCGGCTGTCCATGTCGGCCAACCAAGAACGAGTTCGTGGCGAACCTTGGAAACTCATAGCTGTCAGTACCGGAAACACCTCGGTAATAGAAAAAATGGGTACGTACAAGGCTCTACCTAAGGGTGAGACGATGCGTATCTTGGAGGTTAGAGCACTGCCAGTAGAGGGTTTGAACAAGATCGAGACCGACAGACTCAGCACCGAGTTGTTTAACAACTATGGGCATGCAGCGGTTCCGTATCTCCAGTTCGTGATGCAAAACATCGTAGAGATTAAGGCCCTGTACGAGACCACCCGGCAGAAGCTGGATGCGTCATTGAACTTCAGCTACATGGAGCGGTTCTATTCGGTGCTGGTTGCCGATGCGTTCATGGGGTTGATGATGGCTAAGAGGGCCGGACTCGTTGACTACAACCTGAAGAACCTCCACAAATGGGTGAAGGACGTGGCACAAGCAGCTCATGTGAGGGTAGACGCTATGAAGATTGATCCTGAGACCGTAATCACCACGTATCTCGCTGAGAACTACAACAACATCCTTCGTATTAAGAGCACCGCAGATTCTAGGGCTAAGGGGAAGGAAGAAATGTTGGACCACTTGGTAGTTCCAGACGCCACCCCACGTGGGCAGTTTGTGGCCCGATATGAGTATGACTTACGCCACTTGTTCCTCTACCCCGGCCCCTTCAAAGAATGGTGCGTACGTAAGCAGATTTCTTTCGAGGGTCTCCTAGACTCTATGAAGACTACAGGCACCAAAGCTAAGACGATTAAGAAGCGCATGGGTAAGGGCACACGGCTCAATGAGGGTGCCACTGATGTGATATTCGTTGACTGTACTGGGTTCGATACTGATGAAGAGATGGGTAAAGCCGTCGAAGAGGAATCTACCTCCTAAGCAATTCAACAACGTCACCGAAGGCGGGGTCGTATGCCCTGATGGTAAGCAGGTGATTGTTCATTGGGAGCTACTTAAGCCGGGGATGTCGGTGTTCATCCCCGCTGTTAACTTGAGCAAACTCAAGAAACAGGTGAAAGGGATAGCTAAAAAGAACGAGTTTGTTATAAAGGGAGCCGAGAGAATAGAGGGAGGGCTCTTAGGGATGCGCTTTTGGAGATTATCGTGATATCCTAAAGGTGCAACTATTGTTCTCCGGTTGCTTTCCTCCTCCTCAGCACGAGGATTCTCATACCCCGGTACCTTTGCCGGGGTTTTTTTATTCCGCTTCTTCCCACTCGCGTTCCTTCTCCTGTATCTCCTTGAGCATCTTCTTGGAGTACCGGATACCGTGACGCATCTCCTTAGTAGCGGCCTGCTGAGCTTTCATGGAACGACGTAGCGACGAGCCCACGTTGCCTCTGGATATCTCAAGGCCCGGATGCTTTTCACCCAATTCGATGAGTTGCTCACGTGCCTCATCTTTGGCTTCAAGATCACCCGCTCGATCAGCGATGTAGTATTTACGTTTGAGGTTAGAAGCCTTACGTATAACCTTGTCGTGCATGCCCTTGAGCCGGGCGTTCTCTTCCATCTGACGAGTGTAGTCAGCAGGGGCAATCCCGATAAACTGAGCGGCCACATTACCCAGACTTACGTCACCCGTGATCGGGTCACCACGTAGTGTATTAGTGCCTTCCAGACCATAACGAACCGCTTTGAACATATTGGCGGCGAACACAGGTAGCATCATCTCTATGCCTCGTTCCGTATGTCCTTCGCGAATTAAGTCCAACCCACGTTCAACACGCTCACCTACGCTAAATGCGGCACCGCCGATTACTTCCGCCATCTGCTGTGCAAACGTAGTAGCTTCAGCTTTTTCGTTGGCTGTCCTAACTATCATATCGTTGATAGACATTCGGGACGCCACAGATAGGTTGGTGAAATACTCAATCGGACCCTTGTAATAAAACTCCCCTATGTAATTACGAGTTAGGGTGCCAAAGTCATCGTCCTCGTCGTCCTTGAACGCGTTGTAGATCATAGATAACAGGCCGAACAGAGGTAGCCCCTGCACACCAGCCATTAGCCCAGCCATCCCATAGATACCAGCCAACTGCTTACGAGCCATCTTACGTTCAGCCGGGGATAACAACTTGTCCGTAGCTTGGGTAAACGCCTTCCACAGCATGTAGTAATGTGTGGCGGCATAGCGCTTGAACATGAACGCTACCTTACCCAAGAAGTTTTGGGCTACGCGAGGCGCTGAAGCTGATGCTACGCTACCGTTAGTAAGCTCGGCTGTTTGTATGGCTTTATACGCAGCGGCTTCCTCGGCTTCTTTGGCGGTCATCTTCCCAGCACGTACCTGTGCGGCTAGCTTTTTAACCTCAAGATCATAAGTAGCCATCATGGTAACTTCACGGTTCATGCGTTCACCGTGATGGAAAGCCCAACCAGAAGCAGCGTTGATCTTATCTAGCGTACCCGTGCTGGTATCTCCACGGATCATTTCGTAAAGCTGCGATCTATCGAGCTGCCCATGCTCATTTAGTACTTCAACCAAGGTGGCGTACTGCTTACCGTATTTAGAGTCAGGAGCGTAGTTAGCAACAGATGGCATGACATCCATCATAACCTTTTCGCCCCTTGCGCCTATCATCTCGACTTCAGCCTTACGACCGCTACCCGCAAACACCCTAGTAGCATGCCCTATAGCACCGGAAATACTCTGACCGGGATACTGACTATTAAGGTAAGGAGCCACTACCATTGGAATGTTAGCGAAGTTGACAAGCACCGAGGAAACGTTAGCGCCCATGACGTAATGGAACAGCCCGGTCGTAAGCAGCTGGCCCCAAAAGTCTTTGGTCGGATTGAGAATGAATTTCTCTCGTTTCTTGAATTCTTCAACGTACCGCATGGGGATTTCGTTATCCTTAGCGGGAAGATACGTAGGCTGACCCTGCTCGTCTTTAATTACTTTTCCGTTTTTATCCTTAGCTTCGATACCACCTTTGCTTATGTCGTTTGCATAACTCTCCATATCCGCAATCGTATTCCGGATCTTGGGGTTGTACTTCATGCTGGCTATCTGGTGCGCCATGCTCCGCATTTTCTTTTCGAACACACCAACAGCATCGGTATCGAAACCAGCTCGACCACCGTCTTTACGTGCCATCATTGACTTGGCAAAGGCAGTCTCAGGCAGTGTAGAAATGAACAGGCGCATCATCTCATCAACAGCTTCATCGGGCACCTTGTTAGCCCGCATGATTTTTAAAACGCTATTTACGAACGAACCATCCGGTGCACGGCTGTAGTCCAACGACTGCAAGTTAGAGTAAGGCTGAATTTCCGTGGCCCCTCCACGCTCAAGCTGCCGCATGCGAGCTCTGCGTTTCCACTTAGACTCGAACGCCTCAACCACAAATAGAGGACGACCTTCCTGATCGAACGTATTGGCAGACATCCAATATTCACCGGAACGGCCAAGAGCGAAGTAAGGATCAATCCGTCCCTTCTCCATGAGCTTAGACATGATGTCGGCCCGCAGCCTAACTTTACTGGCCTGCGGCATATCGGTCTCGTCGATACGGTCAAAGATGGTCTTCTTAATTTCGTCGTACATGGCGCGGTAACCATTACGCATGGCTACGTACGTATCTTGCCAAGACTTATCTAACCGGTTGTACCTGCGGTTCAGGTTGTCCCAGATCTTTTCTTTCTCAGGATCGTTCTTATAGATTTGCCTAGGCTTAGTAGGATCTACACCAGCCCTAGTGCTTCGGTGCACTATGTCGCCATACTCGTTCTGCTGATGCCCCGCCTTCTTAATGGCGTTCTTAGCCATGGCTGTGACCGGATCGGTCATCTTGTTGAGCTTCTTCGTTAGACCGCTTCGCTGGTTAATAAGATCGTGGACCTTAGTCGGCAGGTTGCCTAGATACTGGTCAGCTATATCAGCCAAAGCGTGCATGGGCAGGAACGCCTTAATAGCGGAACCTATCTCCCTGTCGCCAAAATTAATGGCGTCACTCAACGCGGCCTTTTGGCCTTCATTTATGAGCGGTATTTTGTCGATGATCTTATCAACGGTGCTGTATGCGTACTTAGCCCCACCGGGGCCATAAAGAATATTCCCGCCTCTATTTTTAGGCGCAGGAGAAGCTATCTCGGAGATGAGCTTATCCACAGCATCGTACATAGAATCCAACGGCTTAGATGGTAGGCCAATAGCACGCCGGAAGAAGTTGGATACAGCTCGAATAAACCTGTCCCATGCTGTGTATTTCAACCCATCTGGGTTGATACCCTGAAGCTGGTTCTTGAACTCCTCGTTACCCCATGCTTCGGACGTAAACTCATGCACGCTCTGTGCACCGTATGAACCGCCCAAACTATCCTTAACCTTATCGAACAGCTGAGTGAGGTTACGAGTCAACGGGTTATCAGCATCGTCCAGCGTATGAGACAGAACGGCATGTCCAGACTCATGAATCAACGTATGAGAGTTAAGCCCATCGGTAGCATCGAGGTGTACTGTATTCGTAGCTGGATCGTAGTAACCCGGAACCGGTTTACCGTTAGCATCGGTCAGCCCAAGGGAAACTTTTACGTTCGTACCACGTAAGTTCTTAGCTAGCTGGCGGGCAACGCGAGATTGGTCACCTATTTCGCTTCTACCACTGAATACACTGGATAGGAAACGAGCCAACTTAGACTGATTACCCGTGATCCGACTTGCGTGTAAGAGTAGCGCCTGCGCCAGATTACCTTTACGGAGCGCGTCCAAAACGGCAGGGTGAACCGGATGCGCCATGCTGGACACACCTTTACCACCAACACCCTTCTCAAGTTCTTCAGCCGTAAGTGTGGCTACCGGAGCTTGCTTAGCAGCTTCATCTGTACGGAAGTAAAGGTCACCAGTAGGAGCAGGAGTACGTGGCATAGCACGCTCACGGCCTGTATCTGTCTCAACTACTTGTTCATCCCAGCGGACTTTATCCGATGCCTCGGTCTTGTCCTTCATACCTTGGAAGTATTGGACCAACCGATTGAGCTCTTCGTTAGTCTCAGCACTCAGGTTGTCCTGCACCCACTTGGCGGCGCTCTCAGCTTCTTTAGTGCCAGTGCCTTCAAACAACTTGGTCGATTCAAGACCGACTTCATCCGGCTGCACCCGGAATCGAGGGGCCGGGAATACTAAGTCATAAGCGATGTTAGCCAACGCATGTTGTAAGACTCCAGTCTTACCAAAGTAAGTATTAGCGTGCTTCTCATCGCCCTTCACTTTCTTCTTAGTACGCACGGCAGCTACGGACTGCTGGTCACCTTGATCCTGAATATCAAAGTCAGTTGCATACCCATGCGCACCATCAGTGGGATGTTTTTCAGTTAAGCGAACAGCAGCGGCGGTAGCTCTATCCCTAGTCGTAGTTTGCAGCTGGGACTCAACGGCGTTGAGCTGGTCCGTAAGCTGTGCGATAGCGCTAGTATCTCTCTTACCCGTAGCATTTTCCAGAGCGTCCTTGAGCGCACGTACTTCACCACGAAGTTGGATTTCTCTAGCTTCCAGATCACGCTGCTGAGTAGCCGCAGTTTCAGCTCTTTGCTGCGCTTGAGTAGTTTGCAGTCCACGAACGGTACGAGCTTTACGAACTTCTTCCGTCTGAGCTTCAGCTTCCTGACGAGCGCGGGTAACCTTTAAGTTCTCAAGAGTACGAGCTTTAGCGGCTTCGAGATCTACGCCCTCTTCTTCAATGGCTTCTTGTAACAATAATTCAGCATTAAAGTCAGGGACAGTTACAGTCCTTTGCCCCTTTGCATCAGGCGCACTGACGTACCCAGATTCTTGCAGGTCATTAAGTATGTTGTCGGCTCTATCTAGACTTATGTTTAAAGCGCGAGCTAAACCGGAAGTAGATCCGCTATTAGTCTGAAGCACATGGGACAACGCTTGGAAATGCAGTGGGTCTGCTTCTAATGTACCCTGCTGTACCGGAGCTCCTCCCTCAGTCCCAGATACAGATGATGTATCAGCTCCCATTCCTGTGGCTGGAGGTACTCCAGCTCCTTCGGTGGGTATACCTGCGCCGGGTTGTTCAGAAACTCCAGCGCCAACTCCAGATGGTCCTGCCTCAATTCCAGACTCAAGCGCCCGTTGGACATTGGAACTATGTTCTTCGATGAGATCAATGATCTTGGCTTTGATTTCCGGGTCGATCTTGTCGTTAGATCCGAGCTTTGAGAGGAATTTGGCGACCTCGGCGTAATCTGCTTCGTCGAGAAAATCCTTCCCTGCAAGATTTTTAAATATCCATTGGTTGCGCTTTTTATCAAGGCCAACGCCCGCAAGCATATCCGCGCTGATAACCGAAGAATACCCAGCATCAGAAAGTCCTGAAGGTGGAGCAGCTTGTCCTGTAGTTTCATCGCTTATCTCCGGAGGAATAGCCGGAGCAGAAATACGCTCAGTTCCGGGCGGTTGTGCTGGAGCACCTGCTTTAAGTCTGGCTTCACGGTCTAATTTATATTTGTATGCCGGATAACGACCAGCTTCTACAGCAGCGCCGGGAGCACCGATAACAGCACCGCCGATCATTCCCCGAACAGCAGAATCAAACACCTTCTCAAGGGAATCTCGATCTGACCCAACGTACTTGGCCGCTAGGTTGTCGATGTACTGCTGTACGCCCTCGGTAATACCTTCACCTGCGGTAGCAATACCTGCTTCAGCTAAGAATGCTTTAGTGTACGAAGTGGGCAATACGCCCATCTTGTCGAGGATCTTTGCAGTAAGCATGTCACGGCTAGCCCCTGACAACTTACCTAGTACATGACCCGGTATGACTGTATCTAACCCAGCTTTGACGCTACCGAACATGGAGGCAACACCGGGATGCAGCTCGCCTGTTTCTTGGTAAATATCTTGGAAAGTTTCGGGGATATTAGAAGCCGCTGACGCAGCGGCCATCCCAGTACCAGCACCGACACGTCCAGCCATGGAACCAGCGACAATCCGGTCCATGAGCTTGTTTTTAAGAACTTCTCTACCAGCGTCGTCTAAACCTTCACGCTTTGCTACGTGTTCGGCGAGCTTAGACTCAATAGACTTCCGGACAGCTGCTTTACCGATAGAAGAACCTACGCCAGCACCCATAAGGAAAGTGGCGGCGTTAGCTGCGTTTTCACCTAACGTTTCAGCTGCGTAGTCTAGAAACTCAACTGGGTCGTTTACTTGCGAGATGTCTTCGTACGCTACAGGATATTCACCACGAACATCCTCCATTCTGTCTTTGTATTCTTGGAGCTGTTCTTTTGCATATTCATCCTCGTTGAATACAGAAGCAGCCATAGCCGGAATAAGGTCAAGGTAATCTCCCTTGAGTCCTTCCCAACCACGAGCTAAAGCACCCTTAAAAATATCAGACGTAGGTCTACCGCTAGGATCGTATCTAAACTGTGGCTGCTGATCCTCAAACCCGGTATCCGATATCCTAGAGGTGGGCGCACCGCCACGATCAGGCTGTGCTAAACGCTGCTTGCCGTAAATAGGATTCTGCTCGATACCCCCCGGCAGAGAAGTCCATACTCCAGATAAGTTACGTAGGACGTTGTGCTGCATCTCAGGATCACCTGAGGCCCAATCTTCACTTACATCCCTACCTGTCTTGGCCTTATAAATCTTAGCTGCGTAATGAAGAGCCCCCAGATCTTGATTATGTGGGGACATATCCTCAAGTCCAAGTTCTTTGGATACTTCGTCCCAAGTAGCTTTCTCGAACTGATACCGGCCAAATGCCGAAGACGTATCCCCAGCATTAGGACCTTTTTTAATGGGCACGTGTATGCCGGGGTGTTTAGAAAGATCAGATATCTTCCGGCCCCCGTAGAGTGTGTTGTAGTCAGGTGCTTCCGTACCTGCGATCACATCGAGAAGGCTTCGGTCTGACTCCGCAATATCTTTGCTGTACGTACCTACTCGCGAACGAGAGCGGGAAATTCCCTCCTCATCAGGCATACTGTTATCCATACCCGGAGGATACTGCCTAATTCTGGACGCTAGCGCTTGGGCCCGCGAAAGAATTTCTGCGTCAGGCAGGTTGTCGTCGAACTCGATATGTTCTACGCCGGGTACATTAGTACGAGCCATTAGTATTACTCTTCGTCGCTGGAGTAGTCAGAAGTCTGAGGGACAGTCATCTGCCGCATACGCTGCATGTAGCTAGGCATAAGCCTCTGCATGTATTGCATTACTGTTGGGTAGTTTCTATCTGACGGGTCTTTAAGAATCCTCTGTACTTCGCGTCTCCAGAATCTGGGATCACCTACAGGATTACCACTGCGGTCTCTTTCCCCAGAGGCGAGAGCGTCGGCCAAAGCTGACTGAAACTGCGGATCATTAGAGGCATCTTGGTATATCTGGTACGCACCGGGATCCACCTTACCAGCACCGGCGGCTCGCTTAGTGTAGTGTGGCCTGCGGAAATATTCAGATTGCGCGATATCCTTTTCAATACCGGCCTGTTCTCGTTCTGGACCATAAAGGTTTTCGATATCTTGGCCCGTAGTTCTAGAGCCTTGGTACTCAGCCTGCCTTCTAAACAAGTTAGCTCTTTCAGGATCAAGTCCCGCTTCAGCCAAATTCTTGGCCTCCATACTGCCGTAATATGGCTCCATAGCTCGTTGATGAGACAAGTCGATGCCGTACCTAAGAGCCTGCTGTTGAAGTTCATCACCGCGAAGGCCAGTAGCAATCAACTGCTTAACTACGTTCTGGTCGTCTTTATCTAGGTTCTCCATACCCCTAGCATACGCACGGGAACCGAGCAGCGCCCCTTCCGCCACGTTAGTAAGAGCCCACGGTTCTCTTCCGGCAGCGGCCCCAAACCCTGCTTCACGAATGGCGTTAGCTAAAACCATCTGCTCTCGGTTAGGCCTGTTAGCCTGCTGGCTAGTAATTACATTACGTAAGTATTCCTGATTGGCAGGGATCTGACCCATGTATCGGTCATACAAGCTCTGGATGCCTTCGTAGTAAGAGGGTCTATCGGGAAGCTGAGCGGGCCTGAAAGGTTCGTCATTACGCATAACCCTGTATCTAGATTCAGGGTTCTCTTCGGTACCACCACCTTCAGCAAAAGCGATAATGCCACCACCAGCGTAATCCTCTGGCATGTTACTAGCTAGGGCTTCTACACCCTGAGAAGGGGCAGACTGCTGGCGATAACCATCCGGTGTGGAGGGCATCACAGGGGGTTCCGGACGAGTTACCTGATCCGCAGTCTGCATAACTTGGTCTTTAACAGTGACATCTGGCATGCCCTGTTCTTTTAAGATGGCCTGAGCCATCTGGAGTTTTTGAGCTTGTTTGGCTTTTTCCGCAATAAGAGGGATGCCGATATACGTATCGAGGACACCGTTCTGCATACTCCTTTGAATTTGCTCGATGCTCATCTTCTCAGCATTAGCCATCTGGCTTAAGAGAGATCCAATCATTAGAGTGCCTCCATCCAAGTACCGACCATGTCGTAGTTAACCCCCATATATCCACCGGGCATTGCGACAATAGCTTCCGGCATAATTCTTTCAACATCCTGAGCCATTACACCACGGTAACGTCCTGCACCGTACTCATCCTTGAATTCGGGTTTGTACTCGAACTCGTAGAGACCTATGCCGTTGGTAAGCTCACCGACCCTAACGATATTCTCCTTAAGGCGTTCGTCAGACCCCATAGCGTTGTA